CTGACTTTGTTGGAGGTCAGACGGTACAAAATGGTCAGATCGGCAACCTGTATGGTATTGATGTATTTGTTTCAAACAATTGTCAGACTGTAGAAACTGCAAGTGATAACTCAGCAAGTTCTGTTGATGTGAAGGCAGCTATTCTTGCTCACACTGATACTATGGTATTGGTTGAGCAGCTTGGTGTCAGATCACAAACTCAGTATAAGCAAGAGTATCTGGCAACACTCCTTACAGCAGATCGTCTGTTTGGAATTGAGCCATTGCGTTCTGAAACTGGCTTTGTTTTAGTCCTTTAATATTAGGGGCGTAACGCCTCTATTTAAGGATTGAGATGAGCATTTTACACACTATGAAAAGGGCAGTGGGTTATCCCATTGCCTTTTTTATTTTGGAGGATTTATGCTTCAAGCATTGATTGGACCAGTAGCAGGACTGCTCGATAAGTTTATTGAAGACAAAGATACAAAGAATGCTTTGGCACATGAAATTAGCACAATGGCAGAGCGTCACGCGCAGGAATTGGCAAAAGGTCAGTTAGAAGTCAATAAAGTTGAGGCTGCAAGTCAGTCAATGTTTGTTGCTGGATGGAGACCTGCTGTGGGTTGGGTGTGTGTGCTTGGAATGGCAAGCAACTTTATTATTATACCAATGGCTAATTTTGGTTTAGCTTTAGCAGAGTCTGGTGTAACGATTCCTTTAATTGATACCAGTACCATGATGCCAGTATTGATGGGTATGTTGGGGCTAGGTGCTATGCGGTCTGTGGAGAAGCTAAGAGGAGTGTCGAGAGAGAAATGATTAAGTGGTTATATGATCAACATTTAAAGTTGTTTTTTAACAGAGAATTTAAGCAGATACGGGCTAGAGATAAGAAGGGTCGGTATATTGCAGATGATAAGTCAACACCAGATAAGAATGAGGCGTACATCAATATTAGTGCTGAATTAAACAAATGATTGAGTTATTTAGTGCAGTATTATTGATTTGTTCAATGGTTGAGGGTGAAAAGACTATTTGTAAGACAGTTGTTTACCCTGCAACATTTAAAGATCATGTTGAGTGCATCAAATATTTGGCAGTGACAGAGAAGAAAAATGGAAGAGAGTGGGCAGAAAAAGACGAGTATGTTGTAAGTTCAGCCTGTATTGATTGGAAGTTTAAGACACAAACAATATGAAGCCTTATTATTACAACTGTACTTTATTAAAAGTAATTGATGGTGACACAATTGATGTAGACATCGATCTGGGCTTTGGTGTAACGCTCTCTAATCAACGATTGAGGCTCTATGGTATAAACACCCCAGAAACAAGAACAAGGGACTTAGAAGAGAAAAGACGAGGTCTGATTGCCAAAGAGAGAGTGCAGGAGTTGTGTGAGGATAAACTAGAGATTCTCTCTCATGGTAAGGGCAAGTATGGTCGAATATTAGCGACTCCATTTAGGAGTGATGGTACAAATATTTGTGAAATGCTTTTGAAAGAAGGCTTGGCGGTTGAATACTATGGCAAATAAAAAATTACAGAGAAAGTCCAAGTATGAGAAGTATGATTTAGATGGTGATGGTACAGTCACAGATGATGAAATAAATCGTCATCAAGAAATGGTCGAGTTAGAGTTGAGAGAAGAGAAGGCAGACTCTCAGAAGCAGATGGCATGGATAGCTATGTTATCTATGATTATATTTTCTGTTTTTTTGATGTTGCCAATGATGCCAGATGATAGGGTCAAGGCATTGTCTGATCTCCTTGGTTTGTTTTACATAGCACAGGCATCAATTGTTGCTGCTTACTTTGGTGCTACAGCGTTCATGAGTAGACGATAGTGTGCTTGAAGAAATACAACAGGCTAATGCAGCATTTGCAACGATTAAGTCTGCATTGCAGAATGGTCGAGAGTTTTATGATGTAAGTGATAGCTGTGCCACTTACTTTAACTGCAAGAGTATTATTGCAAGACGCAGTAATAAACGGAGTAAAAAGAAAACTGAATTACAAAATTTCTTTGAGTTAGAGAAGTTACGAAAGCAGGAAGAGTGGATTCGGGAGTGGATGATTTATAGTGGTAGGGCAGGACTCTACGATGATTGGTTAAAGTTTCAGGCTCAGTGTAAAAAGGTAAGGGCTGCTGAAGAACGCAAGAAAAAACAAAGAGACAATGCTACGATGACACAAGTTATGAAATGGTTTAAATGGATGTCAGGAGCAATAGCTAGTGTTTGTTCTATACTTGTGGCAGTCATGGAGTTTGTAAATACAGCGGTGAAGCCATAATGTCATTGAATACATTTACCCCTGTAAAGGGTTTGTTATCTAAAGAGTTGTATGGTGTATTACCAGCAGCTACGGATACTGTACCCTTCAATGCTACTGTCTACAGTCGTGCTAATGCGTATGAACCTGGAGATGTAGTTGATCGGTTTGGTACATTCTACAGGGCTAAGTTATCTGTTAGTCCATTTGGTGCAGGTCTTGGTTTCAGAGAGGCATGGGAGCCAATACCTGATCCACGCAATAGATCGGCTGATGATTTTGTAATACCCAATGAAGCACAACCTTTACCAAACACTAGAACACCTACAACCTTTCAGCCTTTGAATACAACTCCTGATAATGTTCCTGAAGGCACACCAATTACATCAGGTGGCATGATGACATCGGAATCATTATTTCCATCTGCTTCTGACACTGCAACTATTTTACCACCTACAGGAGGTCGTGCTGCTTTAGATTATGAAGAACCAAATCCTTCAGATATTTTTGAGGGA